ATAATTAAGATTTATAATAAGTATGTCAAAGAAAGAGACAGAGTATCAAATAAATCAGAGTTAAGTCCAAATATGGGATATGTGTCATCTATTGCTGATGCCAGAATATCTTTAGAAAAGCTTTATAAATCTAATAGATAAGCCCATTCTTCAAAACCCACAGAGTTATTTTAGTGTGTTTTAGAAAGGTTGTCAAGCACTTGATTGTTATGATATAATAAGAACAAATCAAATTTAAAAAATGAATAAGGTAAAGAAAAATCCACATTATGTAAATAATAAAGATTTTCATGATGCATTAGTTGCATACAATATGAGAATTGATGCTTCGAGAGACATCTACTTTGAGAAATACGATGTTTATCCTCCAGAAAATGGATTTTGGGAAGGAAAACCAAAAATACCAAATTACTTGGGAGAATGTTTTTTAAAGATTGCTACTCACTTATCATATCGTCCAAACTTTGTGAATTATATGTTTCGTGAAGACATGATTTCTGACGGTATTGAAAATTGTGTTCAATATATTCATAGATTTGATATAGAACGTACTAATCCATTTGCTTATTTTACACAAATTGTTTATTATGCTTTTCTTCGTAGAATACAAAGAGAAAAGAGACAAATGGAGATCAAAGAAAAGATTATTGAACGCAGTGGATTTGAAGAAGTATTTACTTCAGATGAAGGTGGAATTAATTCGGATTACAATACAATTAAGGACAACGTACACATCAAACTTCACCAATGAAACTTGGATTGATTACAGATACTCATTATAACTTCAAGAAAGCAAATAAATCATTTCATGATTATTTTGCGAAGTTTTATAATGATATTTTTTTTCCTAAACTAGAAGAACGAAATATCAAGGCAGTAGTGCATCTTGGTGATGCATTTGATAATCGTAAGGGTGTGGACTATTGGGCACTAGAATGGGCACAGAAGAATGTATACAATCGTTTTCGAGAACTTGGTATTCTTGTTTATAACATTGTAGGAAATCATGATGCTTATCATAAAAATACTAATGATGTAAATGCGATTGATTTATTATTACAAGAATACGAAAATGTAATACCCATTTCAAGTCCAAAAGAATTTTGTATTGATGGATTGGATACTTTGATGCTTCCTTGGATTTGTACAGACAATCGAGGGGAAACAGATGAACTATTGAAAAATACAAAAGCAAAAGTTGTATTTGGGCATCTAGAACTGGCTGGATTTGCTGCTTATCCTGGATACATTCAAGTAGAAGGAATGGACGCAAGTGTGTTCAAAAAATTTGATAGAGTATATTCTGGACACTATCATACTAAAAGTGATGATGGTAGAATTCATTATCTTGGAAATCCATATCAAATGTTTTGGAATGATGTAGATGATGTAAGAGGTTTTCATATTTTTGATACTGATACATACGAATTAGAACATTTCAAAAATCCTTATAATATGTTTGAACGGATATATTATGAAGATACTGATTATAAAAAGTTTAATACTTCATATCTTGAAGAAAAAATAGTAAAAGTGGTTGTTCGTCAAAAATCAGACCAATTAAAGTTTGATAAGTTTATTGATAAAATTCTAAAAGCAAATCCACTTGATTTGAAAGTTGTTGAGATTATTGATATAAACGATGGAGAAGTAAATTGCGAAGAAATATCAGCAGAAGATACATTATCTATTTTGGATAAATATGTAGAAGAAGCAGAGTTTGATTTGAATAAGGTGATGATTAAAAAACTACTTCGAGATGTCTATAAAGAAGCATTAGAATTAGAATAATGTATGTACTAGCAATCAAAGGAAAAGAAGAAGAAGGTGTTTATTCCGTAACAGACAATGATGGCGAAAAGGCATTATATCTTTTTGAAGAGGAAGATGATGCTAAACGTTATGCTGGGTTGCTAGAAGCAGAAGATTATCCTAGAATGTCAGTGGTTGAAGTAGAGGACGAAATCGCAATACGTACCTGTGAGATGTATGGATATCATTATGTTATAATCAATTCAGATGAATTTGTAATACCCCCAAGACAAAATGATTTTATTCAAACGAATAGCCTATCGTAATTTTTTATCGTCAGGCAATACTCCCACTGAAATTAACCTTACGGGAGAAATAACTACTTTAATTATTGGACATAATGGTTCCGGCAAAAGTACGATGCTTGATGCTTTGTGTTTTGCGTTGTTCAATAAAGCATTTCGTAAAATTAATAAATCACAATTAGTTAATTCTACAAATGAAAAAGATTGTTTAGTAGAAGTTGAGTTTAGTGTTGGAAATAAAGAATATAAAGTAATTAGAGCAATTAAACCAAATATTTTTGAAATTTGGATAAATGGAGAATTACAAAATCAAGCCGCAGCAACAGTAGATCAACAGAAACAATTAGAAGATACAATACTGAAACTTAACTATAAATCATTTACCCAGATTGTTATTCTTGGTAGTGCTTCTTTTGTTCCCTTTATGCAACTTTCAACGGCACATCGCCGTGAAGTTGTTGAGGATTTGTTGGACATTAAAATCTTTTCTGCGATGAATTCAATTCTTAAAGAAAAGATAAGAAGTTCTAATGAAAAGATTAAAGAGTTTGTTCTATTTGAAAAATCAATTGAAGAAAAGATTTTAATGCAGCAAGAATTTATTGAAGAGTTGGAAAAAAGAGGAAATACTAAAATAGACATCAATAAGAAAAAAATTACAAACTTAATGAATGAAAATGGCAACTATATTTGTGAAAACACTACACTTGATGAAAGTACATTAAAATTTACTAATGAACAAGAAGAGGTTGTTGGTGCTACTGATAAACTCAAAAAACTTGGTAATCTAAAAGGAAAAATTTCTGAAAAAGTATCTACAATTACTCAAGAACATAAGTTTTTTAATGAGAATACGGTTTGTCCAACTTGTACTCAAACAATTGATGAAGAGTTTCGTGTAAATAGAATTACTGATGCTCAAAATAAAGCAAAAGAACTCCAACATGGATTTCAAGAACTTGAAAATACAATTAAAGAAGAAGAAGAAAGAGAACGTCGATTTATTATACTTTCTAAAGAAATTACAAAACTTAACTATGAGATTTCTCAAAACAATACTCGAATTTCATTCAATCAAAAGCAAATTCAGGAACTTGAATATGAAATTCAAACAATTACCGAACAACTTGAAAATCGAAATACTGAACACGAAAAGTTAGAAAAACTTAAAAAACAACAAAACGATAATTTTAAAAAGAAATCAAAATATAAAGAAACTGTTAGTTATTTTGATTTTGCTCAAGTTTTAATGAAAGATGGAGGAGTAAAAACTAAAATTATTCAAAAGTATCTTCCATTAATGAACCAACAGATTAATAAGTATCTGCAAATGATGGATTTTTATATTAACTTTACACTTGATGAAGAGTTTAAAGAGAATATAAAATCTCCTATTCATGAAGATTTTACATATGAAAGTTTTAGTGAAGGTGAAAAGATGAGAATTAATCTCGCAATTCTTTTTACCTGGAGAGAAATTGCAAGAATGAAAAATTCAATCAATACAAACTTATTAATTTTAGATGAGGTATTTGATAGTTCTCTTGATAATATGGGAACAGATTATTTTACTAAAATTATCAAATATGTAATTAAAGATGCTAATGTATTTGTGATTTCACATAAAACAGATGAATTAATTGACAAATTCGATAAAGTCATTCGGTTTGAAAAAACTAAAGGATTTTCGAAGATGATGACTTGACTTTTGTGTATTTTTGGATTATATTGAAGAATGAAAATTTCTCGTGAAAAAATAAACTATGTCTGAAATTCCAGAAAAAAAGGACAACGTTACTTATATCGGTTCCCATCTTCCTGGTGGAATGGGCGATGACCATATTCGTATTAATAACTATTGGGAAGATGATGGATTTAGTCTAACTGGAAATCCGTATGCTTCTCCAGATGTTTTTAATTTTGGAGCACCCGCAGCTGCAGTATCATTTGGAAACAATCACAGTACAACTGTTAGTTCTCAGTCATTTAATCTGAACAAAAAAACTCAAGACATCAATTTAACTACTTCGGAAAAGACAAATCAGGATCATTTTTGGAAGTTCGGTGAAGGCGAAACTCT